ATAGATGTTGACCCTGATGATTATGAAAAATTTGATTTACAAAAATATTTAAAAGTTATTGATAAAAAAAATTTACCTGTGATTCCTATTGAGTCTAAAAGTGGTGGACTTCACATTTATGTATTTACAAAAGAAAAAGTACCTGCATCCTTAATTAGAGAATTCCTATCTAACTTATTATTTTTATTTGGTTTACCATCTAAGACTGAAATATTTCCAAAACAAACTGCACTTGGTAAAAATCAAAACGGTGAGCGAACGTCTGGTAGTTTTATTAATCTTCCATACTTTAATGGTAACGAACGAAGAGCGTATAAACCTGATGGAAGTAAAATGGATTTAGATTATTTTTTAAAAGTAATTGAAGCTAATCTACAAACAAAAGAGAGTTTAAAAGAAGTTAGTAATAAAAAAATAAAAGAAGTGTTGACCGGTGGACCTGAAGAGTTTGCTGATGGTCCTCCATGTTTACAGATGATCTGCAAAGAGATACAGGAATCAGGGACCAAACTAAAAGATGAAAGAGATAGATTTTTATATAACTACATGGTGTTTGCTAAAAAGAAATTTAGTGAGAACTGGGAGAAGAAAGTATTAGAAGCAGCCAGAAACTATATCTTATACGATGAGATATGGGGTGATGGCAAAGTAGAGGAAAAGATTAAATATTGGAAAAAAGATACAGCAGGTTTTAAATGTAATGATTTACCTATATCATCATATTGTGCGAGGGGCACATGTTTAAAAAGAAAATTTGGTATTGGTGGTCACTTTGATTCGCAGTGGCCATCAGTATCAGGTTTAATTAGAATTACGTATAAACCTGATCATGAATATTTTTTTAATGTAGAAGTTGCTGCAGATAAAATTGTACAAGTACACGCACGTAGTATTAAACAATTTAATGAAATGAAACAAATGCGTAGTTTGATTGCAGATCACACAACAACATATCCACCAAGTATAAAAGAAAAAGAATATCAAAACATATTAAACGGATTATGGGCAACTATGGAAACGATTCAACCACCTGCAGGCACAAATCCTGTTGACATGTTAAAGAAAGAATTATTTACATATGTTAATGGACCTAAAGCTAGCTCGTATGCAGCATTTAAAAGTGGATCTGTATTACACGAAGATCAATATTTTTATTTTGTATACGATAAATTTTACGATGAATTAAAACGTGGTGATTGGAATCAAGAGCGAGCTAGAACAGCTACTATGATTAAACAATATTTTAAAGGTGAGTTTGATTGTCAAAAAAGATTTCCAAAAGGTGATAACGAAGAATCCTTTCCACCATTAAGAAGATAAGGAGAATATAGTATGACGAAGCCACCTAAAATTTATATATCTATGCCAACGTATGATTTAATGCACGTGTCAACGTGTTTGTCTTTGGTAAAATTATTTAATAAATTTACGATTGCTAAAATGCCGGCAGAGATAGGAACATTTAAATGTCCTTACGTGGGTTATGGAAGAAATGTACTGACTGCAATGTTTTTAGAATCAGGGTTTGATTATCAATTGTTTGTAGATGCAGACATGGAGTTTGAACCTGATGTAGTAGGGCGTATGATTTTAGCTAACAAAGATGCAATCTGTGTGCCATACAGAAAAAAAACACAAGACCAAGTATTAAAATTTTCAGTAGAGTTTAACGATCCTACTAATATTGAAATAGATCAAAAGGGTATTGTAGAATTAAAAGTAGGACCCGCAGGTCTAACATTAATTCATAGAAGAGTTTATGAAAAACTAATTAAAGATAATCCACACCTAAAAATAAAACAAAAAGAAATAATATCTGAAAAAGCAAATTCATATTTTTATAATTTTTGGGATACGAGTTTTACAAAAGATGGAACATGGTGGGGTGAAGATGTTAATTTTTGTAATTTAATTAAAAAATCAGGTTTTAAATTTTATGGAGTAGTTGATGGACAAACAACACATCATGGATCATATGGCTGGACTGGATCACTCAAAGATGGGTTTAAGAAAGCCAATGGAAAAGATCAATAAAATCTACGGACCACCTGGCACAGGTAAAACGTTTAGATTAATTAGACGTGTAAAAGCGTACGAACGAATAGGTGTGCCTTTACATAAGATAGGATACTTTGCATTTACTAGAAAAGCTGCAGAGGAAGCACGTAAAAGGATTAATGTGTCTGAAAAAGAAGTGCCATATTTTCAAACAATACACGCGTTTTGTTATCACTTACTTGGATTAAAAGAAGAAGATATTATGCAACCATATCATTACGAGGATCTTGGTAAAAGATTAAATGTAAGAGTTTCATTTAATGATAAATACAACGAAGAGGAAACACATTTTTTAAGTTGTAATAATCCATATTTTCAAATGATACAAAGAGCTATAAATAAAGACATAGATATTAGAGCAGAGTTTGACCTTAACGAACATGATAAAAAACAAGTAAGTGACTATGACACTCTTAATCACATTTACAGAAATCTTTTAGTTTACAAAGATAAAAATAATCTTTTTGATTTTAACGACATAATAAAATCTGTTTTACACTCTGATAAAATACCAATGTTTAAAGCCATATTTATTGATGAAGCACAAGACTTATCACCATTGCAGTGGCAACTGTATGATAAATTAAAATACCATTGTGAACAAATGTACTTAGCTGGTGACGATGACCAGGCTATCTATGCATGGGCTGGTGCTGATGTAAAAAGATTTGTGCAAGAGCCGGCAAGAGAAATTGTATTAAAACAATCACGTCGTATATCTATAGCAGTGCAGGGAGAATCAAGATACCCAATAGCAAAAATAAAAGGTGTTAGAAAAATAAAACATTACAGACCAAGGAATCATGTAGGTGAGTCACAATATATATCTGATCTTAACCAAGTTGATTTAACGAAAGGTAGATGGTTAATACTTACAAGAACTAAAAGCAATCTGTTAGAGATTATGAAAGATTTAAAACGTAAAAATTTTTATTATCAAAGTAACAAGGGTAAAAGTTTTAAAGTTGGCATGTATGAAGCTGCAGTTGCATACACTAAATGGACTATGGATGAGTTATTAGATGACAAAGAAATAAGTGCAGTGAAAGAATTTATACCCACAGGTAAATGGGATCCTAAAGTTCCATGGTATGATAAATTTATAGCAGACCAAAAAGAAATTTTATATTTAAGAAATTTAATTGCATCAAAAGAAAATTTAAAAGAAAAAGCAAGAATATGGTTGTCAACTATTCATGCAATAAAAGGTGGTGAAGAAGACAACGTAATTTTATCTTTGCACCAGGGACGTACCGTTCAACAAGGAATTAAATCAAGTGTTGACAAACAAGATGAAGAGCATAGAGTGTGGTATGTTGGAATCACGAGAGCAAGAAATAATCTATATAAACTGAGAGCAAAAAAGAAATTAAGGGAGTATCAACTATGACAGATAAAAATATATTTGATGAAGCGTTTCCACAATATACTCAGGTGGGAGGAAATCACTATACTAAGTTTCCCATTCAACCGTACGAGTTTATTTCAAAAAACGATTTATCATTTTTTCAAGGAAACGTTATAAAATACGTTTGTAGGTATCAGCGTAAAGGAGGAGCAGAAGATATTAAAAAAATAATACATTACTGCCAGTTAGAATTAAAAAAAATAAAAGACACTAAATGATAAATGAAATAAAAGATTATTTAATAGTTAAAGATAATTTTTTTAGTAAAGAAGTTTACGATAAAGTATTGAAAGATATGTCTGGATTACAATTTGTAAATAGATCTATGATTATTAATTCAGATGATAAAATAGCAGATAGTCCCTATCAAAAAATATACTTTACTGTGCGATTAGAATCTGATCATTTTGCTGTAAAAGAAGTGTATAATTTTTTACATAGCAATTTTAACTTTAAATTAAAAAGTAAAGAACATACTTATTTTTTAAGTACAAAACATAAAAAAATGACTCCTCATGCTGATTGGAATTGTGATTTAAATTGTTTAGTTTATTTAAAAGGAGAAGAGATTGTAAACAGTGGGACAGGTTTTTTTGAAAAAAAAGAAGATGGTTCAAGTGTATTAAATAGACATGTGGGTTTTAAAGAAAATAGAGCTATAATTTTTGATTCTAAAATATATCACATGTCTCTTCAGTTTAATACAGATGCAAAAAAAAGATATGTTATGGCAAATTTTTTTACTTACGAGAATAAATAAATGATATTACCTCAAACAGAATGGGTTCAACCTACAGAGTATCCAGATCTTAGATCTTACGATGAGATTGCAATAGATTTAGAAACAAGAGACCCAGACTTAAAATCAAAAGGATCTGGTGCTGTTATTGGTAATGGTGAAGTTGTGGGTATTGCTGTGGCCACATACAATGACAAATGGTATTTTCCTATTGCTCACCAAGAAGGACCCAATATGAACAGGGACAAAACTTTAGAATGGTTTAAAGATATTCTTGAGTGTCCAGCTACTAAAATATTTCATAACGCTATGTACGACGTCTGTTGGATACGTAGTTTAAATTTAAATATCAACGGTTTAATAGTAGATACAATGATTGCATGTTCATTACTAGATGAAAACAGATTTTCATACACACTAAATACTTTGTCTTGGCATTTTTTAAACGAAGGTAAAAACGAACGAGCACTAAACGAGGCTGCTAAGTCAAGAGGGTTAGATGCAAAGGCTGACATGTGGAGACTACCTGCACATGAGGTTGGAGCATACGCTGAAAAAGATGCAGAGTTAACTTTTAAACTTTGGCAACACGTAAAAAAATTATTAATTGAAAATGATTTACAAGAAATTTTTAATCTTGAAACGGATCTTTTTCCTTGTCTTGTCGACATGCGTTATCTCGGCGTTCGCGTAGATACTCAAAGAGCTTACGAATTACGTAAGGAATTGATTGGACAAGAACAATTATTATTACGAGAAGTTCAACAAGCAACACAAATAGAAACTCAAATATGGGCAGCAAGATCAATCGAAAAAGTTTTTCAAAAGCTAAACCTATCTTACGAACGAACTGCAAAATCTGGTGAGCCATCATTTACTAAAAATTTCCTTTCAAATCATGAACATCCTATCATACAAAAGATAGCTGAAGCAAGAAAGATTAATAAAATAAACACAACGTTTATTGATACGATATTAAAACATGAACACAAAGGTAGAATCCATGCGGAGATAAATCAAATTAGATCTGATGATGGAGGAACTATTACCGGTAGATTTAGTTATGCTAATCCAAACCTACAACAAATACCAGCACGTGATCCTGTGTTAGGTCCAATGATAAGATCATTGTTTATACCTGAACAAGGATGCAAGTGGGGTTGTTTTGACTACTCGCAACAAGAACCAAGACTTGTTGCACACTATGCATTACGTTATGGCTTACCATCCGTAAATACAATAGCAGATTCATACGATACAGATTCGTCAACTGACTTTCACAAAATAGTTGCAGAAATGGCAGAGATACCCAGATCACAAGCTAAAGTAATTAATCTTGGTTTATTTTATGGCATGGGTAAGGCTAAACTACAAGCAGAGTTAGGTGTATCTAAATTTAAAGCAGAGGAATTATTTGAAAAATATCATTCAAGAGTTCCGTTTGTAAAACAGTTGATGAACGAAGTTATGAAAGCTGCAGCTAAAAAAGGACAAATTAAAACTTTGTTAGGTAGACGATGTCGTTTTCCTAAATACGAACCAATACTACGTGGCAGTGACTGGGGTAAATATATACCACCTGAAGACGAAGAACGTATGCAGGATTTACAGAAGATGGGGCCATATTTAAAAGACGATGAGGACGAAATATTAAAAGACAAAGACGGTAATCCTAAAAAAAATTATTGGCATAATAATCCAACTCGTCGAGCATTTACATATAAAGCTTTGAATAAACTCATACAAGGATCCGCAGCTGATATGACTAAAAAAGCTATGTTAGAATTATACAAAGAAGGTATTACACCACATATACAGGTGCATGATGAGTTAGATTTATCTGTTATAAATGATTTAGAAGCTGCAAAAATAAAGGATATAATGGAAAATGCAGTTGATTTAAAGATACCAAACAAAGTAGATTATGAAGCGGGGCCTAACTGGGGATCTATTAAATAATGGATATAAAAGTAATAGACAATTTTGCTGACATAGAAACACAATTAAAAATAATTAAAAATTTACATAATGAAAATTTGTATGGTTACAATAGTTCAAGCGTTAGTCCTTGGATAAAAAAAACAAAAGGTGTAGTTGATTATCCTCAATTTACACGAATAATTTTTGAAGGAAGATCTTTTTATATGGATACTACATTTTTTCCTTTAGTTTATCATTTAATGCACATAAACAAACTATCTAATTATTTTATTCATAGAATAAAAATTAATATGAATTGTCCATATCCAAATAATAAAAAAGAAAATTATGGACCCATACATCATGATTTAATAGTTCCAAATACAGATTATCCAAAAGCTAAAGAGGCAGTAAGTATAATATATTATATTAATAACACTGATGGAGATACTGTGTTTTTTAATAAAAAATTAAAAGAAATAAAAAGAGTTCCTCCTAGACAAGGAAGAGCTGTTATTTTTAACTCTAATATGAATCATGCGGGCTCTTGCCCCATTTATTCACCGTGTAGACAAGTTATTAATTTTGTTTTATATAAATAAAAATGAAAAATTATGGCTTACTTAAATGCAAACATACCACCAACTTATGCTCAAATAAAAAGAGAATATCTTTATGATTTACAAAAACATCATGGAGAAGTTGAAGACTGTATCATCTTTGGTTTATCGGCTATTACTGGAAGGAGTATACTTTGGCATGCTATTATGGAAAATGGTGCAATATTTTATCGCCTACCAATTAGCGCGTTTATTCAAAAGGGATTTGAGCCATCCGACGTGCCCACAAGACGACTTGATGAACTACAGCTCTGGAATTGTTTTAGCTATTATCCTTCTGTTCATTCTTTCGATATACTAGCTGGACAAGCAGGAAAATACATAGGAAAAGATAAAAAATGGCATCCAGGTAAATATTTATTTACTGTTGACTTTGCGCATCCAGAGAGTAACATACTTGACACTGATCATTCAGAGATACCGCACGAACATAAGTGCGCTCACATAATTGCATTAGATGATGGCAATTTTGCAGCACAACCAAACAATAGATGTATATGGGACATACCGTCTTTTACTGTTAAAGATAGTATTCCTGATTGGAAAGTGCAGACAAATGAATGGAACGTAGAAGATAGTAGAGCATGGCGGACAGAAGATACCGACAAGTTTTTCTATGAAATTGAGGAGAAGAAAAGATGACATGTATAAATTGTGGAATGGGATTTATAATAACACCTATTAATTTACAAGGAGAGTGTCCGCATTGTGGATACATAAACTCTCCCTTAATATTAAAGGAGGACAACATGATTAAAAAAATTTGGAAGAAAATCAAAAGCTGGTTAGGAATAGTATAATTATGGAGATAGCCAGGATGAATTATTATTTTACAGGTTTATTAATTGTAATGCTAGTTATCCTGGCTTTCTGCGGAGGCCCACATGTCCAATAAAAAACCATTAAACATATCTGAAGAAGCAGCTGTGCAAATGCCGATGAAGACGGTTGCGTCTTTAATAATCATCGTCGCTCTTGGCACAATGGGCTACTTTCAAATTGTTGAGAGGCTAAACATAGCTGACACTAGACTTCAGTTAATGGAGAAGGATCTGGAAGAAAACACAGAGTTTAGAATCAAATGGCCACGAGGCCAACTTGGAGCGTTACCCGCAGATTCTGAGCAATTCATGATGATCGAAGATCTTTATAAAACCACTGATAAATTAAACTCACATATAGAATCAATGGCGTTAAATAAAGTTAACATAGAATTTTTACGTAAACAAATGGATAAAGTTTTAGAAGATATCGAAAGATTAAAAGATCAAAACAGAGAATTTAAATACACAAATGGTAACTCACAATGATAGAAGCTGTAATAGGATTACTTATGTTTGTAAACGGAGAGATTAAAGAGGCACGTTTGCAACCCTCAATGGCAATGTGCCTTCGCGGAAAACGTGAAGCTGAAAGAACTTTTTCTGAATCTGTCACCTACAAATGCTGGCGCGGTAAAGCAGAGTTAGAGGATAATATAGATGGCTCAAAGTCGATCAAAAAACTCATCATTAACTAATTTAAAAAAAATTAACAAGTTTGCACAAATGCTTAGAGATGCAAGATTTAGACAACTTGTAATTAGAAATAAAAAACGTTATAACAGAAAGATAGATGCTAATAAACGAAAGAATATACTTCATTCATATACCTAGAACAGGTGGTAGATATTTAAATAATTGGATAGTATTAAATAAGCATAAAGCAGAGCATTGGTTATTTAGAGAACATTATAAAAATAAAGAAATACCACATTTACCTTATCCTGATTACGAACAATTTTTAGGATTTATACCAGAAGAAAAATTTACAATTGTTAGAGAACCTGTTGAAAGATTTTATTCTATAATACAATACAATCATTATACTAAAGCCATGACAGATAAGGAGTTTAATTCTATTTTTGATAGTAAGAATTCTTTTTTTAATTTTATGAATAAAATGCGTTTAGGGCCTAATAATCATGGACATTGGTATAACATGCAATGTGATTTTATAAGTAAAGATGTAAAAATATATAGATTTGAAAATGGATTAAGGGACCCTTTAAAAAAATGGTTAGATGAAAACTTTGGTTTAAAGCTACCTGTGGGGTATAGGGATGCAATAGGAACTCAAACAGGATTAATAGAAGATGGAAAAAAATTAATTTTAAACAAAGATCAAGTTAATTGGGTAAAAGATTATTATTATAAAGATTATAAACTGTTAGACTATTAATGTACAAAATAGAAAAAAATGTTTTACCACAAAAAGATTTAATACAAATTAAAAATTTATTAAAAGAATTACATTGGCAAAATGCTTATGATAGTACAAAATATTACAATCAAATGTATGATATAGATCAACCTTTTCAAGGCATGTACAGATTAACTTTAGACGAGCCTATTGGTAAAACAGAAAAAGAATTAAATAAATTTGCAACAAAAGTAAGTGATGAAGTTTGTAAAAGACAAAATTTAAATGTTGATATAATAAGAATTACTTGGAACTTTTATAAAAAATCAGATACAGGTATGATTTTTCATATAGATACTGATAATATACATGTTGATGTTCACAAATATTGGAGTATATTATTTTCTTTAAATGACAGTGATGGTTATTTACAGATAAATAAGTTTAAAATAAAAGATGTAGAAAATGAAGCTAAAATATTTAAAAGTAATTTACTACATAAAGGGGTCGCACCAGTTAAAAATAATTTTAGATTAAATTTAAATTTAGTGGTAAAAGAAAAATAATGAATCTTACACGGAACTTCACTCTCTCAGAACTTACTAAAAGCGACACTGCTATACGTAAGGGCATCAATAATAACCCTAATGCAGAACAAGTAGAAAAATTAAAAGCGTTGTGTGAAAATATTCTCCAGCCGGTCCGGGACCATTTTGGCAGGGTCAAGATTACTAGCGGTTTCCGTAGCGTAGAATTATGCCTTGCCATCGGTAGCTCAGCGAACAGCCAACATGCCCGTGCAGAAGCGGCGGATTTCGAATGTATTGGCGTAGACAACGCTGAATTAGCAGATTGGATTTATAAAAATCTCGAACCAGATCAGCTCATCCTCGAGTTCTATACTCCGGGTGAACCTAACAGCGGATGGATACATTGTAGCTGGGTACCTGAAGGTAGACGTGCACAATATATGCACGCATTTAAGTTAGAGGGTAAAACAAAATATAAACCAATCACAGGGAGTGCAAAAAATCTTGTCTAAAAAAATATTAATAATGAAAGCATTTTCCAACATAGATACCGTTCATGGTTTTTGTGAAGAATGTGAAGAAGAAAGTATTTTAGTTGGGGTGGTTACTGATTATTACCGATGCACAAATTGTGGGGCTGATACCAGACAACACATAAATGGTAATATAAGATACATAAAGTTAACTGAAAAAGATAGAAAGTATATAAAAGAAAATGGCGAGAAAATTTAAAAACTTTGTACCACGACCAAAGCCTCGTAAACGTCCAAGACGCCATAAAAAAAGCTTAAACAAAAATGAAAAACGTAGTTTTAAAAAATATAACCGACAAGGCAGACGAGCTAGCTAACTTGTATTGGAAGACTAGGGAAGAGAGATATAAGATACTTTGGTATCAGAAAATACGGCAGGCTTCTTCTTTATGTCCGGTTTCTTCGGAGGAAGAATTACCTCCTCGCACTGAAATCTAGGATACATTTTATATTTTACAATATCTTGTTCAGTAAACTGGCCTTCATACAATATATTGTATGAATCTAATAAACCACTTTGAACACAGTCATAATAGTTATCTATAGGTTTGGGATACCCATTATGGGTAAAGCAATTACCTGCTAGACTAGAACATATGTAAACTGTTAAAAAAAATTTCATTGACAATCCTTGTAAAATTATATAAATATCCTATATCTTTAGATATTAAACGAAAGGATATACTAAATGACAGACATAAGCAAATACAAAAGTCTCGCAGTCGATCATGCCTGCTATGATAAGATTGATAAGATGACCAAGCTTCTGGCACCAGGGATCACTTTATCAAGAGCACAAGTGATTAGAATGTTAGTAGATGAGAAAGCAAAAAAATTAAATGGCAAAGTCACAAAGCGTGTTTCCAAAAGCGGTTGACGTTTTAGGAGAGAAGTTAAATCCTGAACGAAGTCTTTGGCGTAATGTGTTAATCGTTGCGTTAGAAGATGCGGTCGGTAAACATTGGCGGAATAAAAACGTTGGTTATGCAAATGTTTTTCATAAAAACACTGACATTGATTATCATACCAGAAGAGCTCAATCTTATTTTTTAGAACCAAATAGAGATTTTGCAATGGTATGCCACTATGCAGGTTTTGACCATGAATATATACGTATGAAAGCAAAGAAATACTTTAAGGAGAATATAAAATGACAGATCAAACAAAATGGGGTATCGATATGGTGCAACAAGAAAACAAAGCGAAAGCACATGAAGAACAAAAAGATATGAGAGATGAGTTAGCTTTTTTTGTAATGAATTGTACTCACTTTGAAATGCAAGAATTGTACTCAGAAATGAAACGTATGAAAAGAAAAAATGAAACGTAGACCATACGGTAATGAAATGACTAAAATATTGTACAATCATTATCTGTGGTGCAAAAAAGAAGGGAGAGATACTAGTTGGTATGAGGGGTGATGGTGTAGAATATAAATTATTAGAAGCATGGGTAAAAGGTTTGAGGCCTCAAAACTTTTATTTAACTGTAGAGGTTGGAGTTAGAGAGGGTTATGGCACTCTTGTTATTACTGATGCACTAAAAGATAAAAATTATTTTCATGTTGGTATCGATCCTTATGGTGATTTACTTTACAAACATCTTGATAAGCAAGTGGATAATGAAAAAGGTACAATTGCATACTGGACAGACTTTGAAGGTAGACCTTTAGTAAATGAAGATGGCACTCCAAAAGTACCTACATATCCTAATTCAATGAAACAAACTTTTTTAAGTCAATTTAAAAATCATGAGAATTTTATTTTGTATCAACTAGAAGACACAGAATATTTTAATGCATTCGGTGCTGGCCTGCCTATCTATCAAAATGGTCAAAAGAAATTAATAAACGTTTACGATTTTGTGCACTTTGATGGACCACATACTACGGAGAAAGTATTAGAAGAAGTTATGTTCTTTGCGCCACGGTCCAGGGTTGGTACACGATTTGTATTTGACGATATTAAAACATATGAAATGAGTAAGATAGCATACATATTAGAACACTTTGGATTTAAAACATCTGAAATGGGTGATGATAAGTGTATGTTAGAAAGGACAGAATGATTAGAATAATAATAATATGTGTATTGCTTACCGGCTGTAGTGCAAAGTTTGATGGCTATGACCCGACAACAGCAATGCTCAGATGGATTATAACAAGTGATAAAAAGTGATAGGTTTATTTTTTATAGGTATTGTTGTTTCAATTATTGTAATGGCAATACTTTTGATTGTGAGAAAGTATGATACCTGAAACAGATAGAGCCTACATTGCAGGTTTATTTGATGGTGAGGGAAGTATTACCTACAAACAATACATGCGTAAGAGACCACATAATAAAAAAGCATATCCGACCTGGTCCATTAGAATGGAAATAGCCATGACAGATAAATCAGTTCTTACCTGGTTACATGAAGTATTAGGAGTTGGAACTCTTGGTGAGAAAAGATACAAGACAAAATACACGGTTGGTTGGAAAAAGCAGTGGCGTTGGCGTTGCCAGTTTAGGGACGCATACTATGTATCCACATTAATATGGCCATGGGCTCACGTTAAGTTAGAGGGCATACAAAAAATATTACAACATTACTCACACATTAAAATGAATGGTAAAGTAGTTAATTTAGAAGAATATAAACAATTGATGAGTTTAGAATGATTCTAAACTAGAAAGGCTAAAATGATATGGAACGGTAAACCTAAGTTTGATTATAGATCTATCAAACGTGTAGACTCACCAACTGGTCGAGTCTATGATATTAATGACGAGAAACTACCTTCGGTGACTACGATATTGTCCGCTACCAAATCTGAAGAAAGTAAGGCAAAACTGGCAGCATGGAGGCAAAGAGAAGGCGAAAAGAAGGCAGACCAAATACGTGATGATGCAGCCGCTCGGGGTACAATAATGCATAGAATTCTTGAGGGATATGTCAAAGGTGAAGGCCACATGGATCTAAC